TGTTCTCAATCAAAAATTATTACTCTGGTTCTGATTTTAGTGGGGATAACGCTCGTCATCCTAACGGGCATAGTAAAGTACTTGGTCTTAGTTATGATGGATATCCGATTTATGGTCCATATGGTTTCTCTGAACCTCTCAATGATCAATCGGCAATAAAAAGAATTGAAACTAGTTATAGGTTCAAAACTGGTGTTGAAGTTGACGGCAACCGTGCAGCAATTAATACCCCAGTATCAATTACTTACACTATAACTGTTGCCGATGTAGGTGGTATAAACAAGTACATTATTAATGGTGGTGGTTTTACTGACGAAACTGCTCCTGTATTACTTTTGAATCGTGGTGATACTATCACATTTAATCAGGATGATGCTACCAATGATGCACATCCTTTAGCATTGAGTACAGTCCTAGGAGATGCAAACGGTCAAGCATGGCATGCTGCAGGACAAACTCTTTATGATGATGATCTTCTTTATAGTAGGGGAGTTACATATAGATTAGATGGATCTGCAGTAACATATGATCAGTACATCCTTGGATTTGCAAATGCAACTACAAGAAATATTGAGATTGTAGTACCTGATATCTCACCAAGTAATTTCTCTTACTTTTGTAGATATCATGGTTTGATGGGAAATAAGACTAATAATCTTGGTTTTACTGCAGGAACTTTTATTGAAGACTATATCTATGAAGAGTCTTATGGTGATCTTGATGGACATAATGGAAGATACACAGTTACTCCAGAATATCCCAATGGAACATATGCATACTTCCTAACTATTGATGCTAGTTTAGAACCACAATTCCCATATTGTATTGGAGAATCATTCTATAGTGAAGTTGTTAGGTATGGAGAATCTGCTCCAACTCCATCTCAAGAAGTTCCTACTGGAGCTAGAGCAGAAGTCATCCTCAGTGAGGATAACCCTGGAGAAGTACAATATGTAAAAATGATCGCTGGCGGCGATGGATATTTTGGTACTGCCCGAACTGATATTCTTGGTGGGGAAGGAATTGGTGCAACTGCAGTCCCAGTCACTCAATCTATTAGTGGACTATCATTGTCCGATCCTGGTAGATCTTACATTAATCCACCCTCAATATTTTTCCAAGGTGGTGGTGGACAAGGTGCAGAAGGTGTCGCTAATATTGATCTCTCTGGTATTATTACCAACATTACAGTAGCAGATGGTGGTAGATTCTATCAAGAGCCTCCCTTTGTTTTGATTAGTGGTGGTGGCGGCATTGGTGGTAAAGCAGTTGCAAGGATTGAACAAGGTGAAGTTGTTGGAATTGATATAATTGACCCTGGAAAGGGATATACAAGTGAACCTAATATTATTTTTACAAAGTTAATCAATGTAAAGAGGAAGGTTAGGACTCGTCAGTCTTTTAATGCATCTAGTTTCTTTATCACAGCACTTCAACAGTCTCTAAATACTAACGCTAATGAAGTAGTTGTTCAATCTACAAATGCGTTTCCTGGTTCAGGAACATTCATTTTAGGTAGAGAGACTATTGAGTATACTAGTAAGAATGCTAAAAAGTTTTTAGGATGCACTAGAGGTACAAACTTTAGATATGACCAGCGTGTAATTGTTGATGGTATTCAAAACGTAAATGGTGTATCTACTTACGAATTTAATGTAGGTGATAAACTAGTTCGTAGAGTTGATAATGCATCTAATAAGGTTGCTAAAGTATATGATTGGAATCCAAATACAAGAGAACTATTTGTAATTTTTGAAGTTGATGAACTGGCATTTATTGATGCTGGTATTCCATCAACTAGTGACAGAACAGTTGCATTTGACGGTGGAACTGCAGCAGCAACTGATTTGAATCAACTACCACATATTATTGAGGATGCGGTTGGTAGTACTATTGTTGTATATCAATTGACTCTTCAAGATAAAAAGTTTCAAGATGATGATGAAAACGCTGGTGCAGGTGATGGCATTCCTGATGTTGTCAATACGGGTACTGAATTTGAAGATCAGATTAACTTAGATGGTGGAATCTATAGTTCTCTATATGGTATTGAAGAGACGCAAGGTGGTACTAATACCACTCTGTTCGCTCTTGGTGATCAGGTAAAGGATGCTTCAATTCCATTCAAATATTCAACAGTTGAGTCTGCAGGTAATCTAGGTGATGGTGTTGAACACACCTCAAGAATGAAAATCACCTTCAAAGAAGATGATACCAATGGTTTGTCGTTTGTTGTTGGTGAAACTGTTACTGGGCAGAGTTCTTCTATTCAGGCAACAGTGGAGTCATGGGACGCCGCAAATAGAGCCCTTACGGTCATCAACCCTGTGGCATACTTTACTAACAATGTGAACCTTGGAATTGGTGGGTATTTTTATGAGTTCTCTGAAAACTCAACAGTTACTCAAATTAGAGTAATTGATCCAGGTTTAGATTACACATCCACACCAACAATTGTGGTTGAAAATAGTGGAGAATTGCAGGCATCGGGCACTGTTACTATGACTGGAGATGGTGACCAAGTTTCAACTATCACTGTTACCAACGGTGGATATGGATATACTAAGAATGTAATTGCTGGTGTACTGCATCCTACAGTTACATTTACAAATGCAGTAAGTGATACTACTGGTAATTCTGCTTCAGCAGAAGTTATCTTGGGTGGTGAAAAAGTTAATGGTGCTGGAGGTGCTTCGTGGAGAATCTCTAGTATTGAATATGATACTTTGGCTAGAAACGAATAACGTTGTTACAAACTACGATAAATACAAGGGAGGAACTCACTTAGACAATGGCAGCTCTACTAACTGACCAGTTCAGGATCTTTACAGCACAAAAATTTATCAAATCTCTAGAGGGACCAGACCCTCTCGCCAGTGACACTGTTGCTGGTGACGATAGAGATCGTCTGTACCTGTTCATCGGTCGTCCCCAAGAATGGGACAACGAAAACTCTCCACCACAAGCTGTTGACTCGTTTGACGAGTTCTCTGATGCTTATGATGACATGATGTCATTGAAGCGAGTGCTTGCTGCAGATACGATTCAAGTTGTGCGTCGTATTGACTGGATTCCTCCAGAACAAACCACTGGTGGTTTGGGATTTACTTATGACATGTATCGTCATGACTATTCCCCAACTAATACAGCATCTTCTGGTGCAACTAAGTTGTATGATTCAGACTTCTACGTTGTTAACTCAAACTACCAAGTTTATAAGTGCATCTATAACGGCACTTCTCCTAGTGACCCTAACGGTAAGCCTTCTACTATTGAGCCCACAGGTACTTCTACTTCAATTATCACCACTGCCGATGGTTATAGGTGGAAGTATGTGTATACTATTCCTGTTGCACAGGTTCTAAAGTTCTTCTCTGCTGATTACATGCCAGTATTCAGCGATGCATCAGTTACTTCTAACTCAGTTGCTGGTGAAATTGATACTGTTGTAATTACTTCATCTGGTTCTGGTTACAATAACGGTACTTATGATAATGTTTCAATCAACGGTGATGGAACTGGTGGACGAGTTTCAATCGTAGTTGATGGTGGTCGTGTTATTTCATCTACTGTAACTTCTGGTGGTACTGGATATTCTTTCGGTAAGGTTACTGTTGATGCAATTTCTGGTATTGGTACTGGAACTGGCGGTCAAATTGATGTCATCATTCCTCCTCCTGGTGGACATGGTAAGAATCCCGTTGTTGAAATGGGTGCATATCGTGTGATGATCAATGCTAAACTTTCATACGATGAAGGTGCTGGCGATTTCCCTGTTGATAATGATTACCGTCGTATTGGTCTTGCCACCAATCCTAAGAAGTATGGAACTACTGAACTTCTTTCTGATTTGACTCTATCTGCTTCTAAAGCAGTTATTTTTCCAACAACTTTCCAGGGTAATTTTATTCCCGACGAAACTATTACTCAAACTCGTGTTGTTGGTGGTCAGTCAGTTACAGCGACTGGTAAAGTTGTATCTTGGAATACAACAACTAAGGTCCTAAAATACTATCAGAATAGAGTTGATGGTATTTTCCCTTCCATCACAGGTTCATTGAATGAATTTGATGGATCCAAGGTGCATCTTCTGGTGCATCTGGAGATCCAGATGTTAACTTCCCAGCAGTTCCTAATACATCTTCTCGTGTTATTAATAACACTGAGTATGATTTAGGTATGAGATTTACTTCTGGTTATGCTAAACCCGAAATTGAATCTAATAGTGGCGATGTTATCTACATAGATAATAGAAGAACCATTAGTCGTGCAAACGACCAGATTGAAGACATTAAAGTTGTCATTGAATTCTAACTTAAGTACCTAAGATGCCGCAGAATACTAACCTTAACGTCACGCCGTATTACGACGACTTTGACAAGGATAAGAACTTTTATAAGGTACTGTTCAGACCTGGATTCCCTATCCAGGCTCGTGAACTTACCACGATGCAATCAATCATGCAAAATCAGATTGAGGGCATGGGGACGCACTTCTTTAAAGAAGGTGCGATGGTTATCCCTGGTCAGATTGGATATGACCTGCAGGTCAATGCGATTCTTCTGCAACAAAATTTCTTAGGTGCCGATATTGAATCATATCGGGAACAACTTACAGGAAAAACTGTTACTGGTGTCACTACAGGCATCAAAGCAAAAGTACTATATTCAGTATCTTCAAACGAATCAGATCGTGGATATGTTACTTTATATGTAAAATATATTGATAGTGCTGACTCAACTTCAGAGACTACTGTCAAGACGTTTAAAGATAATGAGCAACTTATTGCTGATGCTGATATAACTTTCGGAACGACTCTTATTGAAGCAGCATCACCTTTTGCTCAAATGCTCCCATCATCTGCTAGTGCAGTTGCATCGGCAGCGTATATTAATGAAGGCGTATATTTTATCAGAGGGTATTTTGTAGATGTACCTTCTTCTTATATTATCCTTGATCAGTATAGTAACACTCCTTCGTACAGAGTTGGTCTATCAATCTCAGAATCTATCATTACTTCTGAAGATGATCCTACTCTTAATGATAATGCTGCTGGTACTAGCAACTACTCTGCACCTGGAGCACATAGATTTAGGATCAGAACTACTCTGGTAAAGAAAGCTATTGATGATGACTCAGATAAAAACTTTGTTGAACTTCTTCGCCTTGTAAATTCTAAAGTACAGCAGTTCGTAGAGAGAACTGAATATAGTGAACTTGAGAAGAGTCTCGCTCTAAGAACGTTTGAAGAGTCTGGAGATTATGCTCTAGACAGTTTTGATCTAGCATTCAGAGAACATAAGAATGATGGATTCAATG